TGGACTATAGAAAAACCGCCATTGCTGGCGGTCTTCCTATTTGTGGGTGGTGTTTTATGAACACTTATTTAGTTTGGAAAGAACAATCCCTTCCATTATACACTATGCTTCTCCGCTTCCATCACAAGTTTCGCATGGCCACTCGTCTTGCACATGCTCGCCTCGATGGTCACAGCTATCGTGTAGGTGGTAGCCGTCGCCACAGCAATCCTTACACTGTTTTGTTGCGGTCAGCATACTAGATATTTGGTTCGCCTTCCGGCCCTTCAGGGTAATCAGGTGCTTCTTGCTGTTGTGCATCACCATCATACTGCTTTTCTAACTCCATCTTTTCGACCTGCTTAGATTTACGTTGCTCCACGTACTTTTCAGGTGTCTTTTCTTTCATTCTTTCCTCAAGCTCAGCAATCTTTTCAGCTGGTACTTCACTATTGCTTCGTGCAGCCATAGTTTTGTAGATGTCAGCTGGCGAAGCCGCTTTGTCTACTGTTACAAGAATGTCGTATGGAATCGGGTACTCCTCAAAAGCATACTCAGGTTCAACTTGGAAGTCGGCTACTTCACTAATCACTGCCCACGGTATCTCAGCAATTTTCACCTTGTCTTCATCTTGCCGGTCAATCACGTAGGTGATGAATTTTACTGACGGCTTTTTATGGTCACTGGTGTGAAACGGACAGCCTTTTTCTTTACCGACACATACGTGTGATGGGTTGCCCTGCCCAAAAAAGTGGGTAGCAATCGCAATCGGCTGGCATAGGATGCGCAGTGAGTACTTGCCGGACTTACTAAATTGGAATTGTCCTCCACCTTCAGCACCGTATTCTTTAGCGCCTTGGTTCATCTGGTCTTTTAGGTTCATATATTTTGCTTAATTAATAGTTGGTAAATTATACTAGTCTTTGTCCTCAGCTTCATCATCTGCTTTGGGTAGAATATACATCTCAGCACACTTGTGGGCATCGAATCCCCACTCTTTCATCTCCTCAATACGTGTCAGGTTTAGCGGTGTCATTTTCTTCTCCTCCTTGATACGCTTCAGCACCGCGTTCCATCCAGCTGGAATTTTACCGTACTTCTCATCAAACTCCATTTGGTCTTCCATTTCCCAAACTAAAGTCAAATATGGACTCCATCCGATACTCCTTTCAAGCGCGAACTTGCCCTTCACTTCATCAAACACAATCGGCTCAGCTTTTGGTGGCATCACTCCAGCCTTGTAGTACTCGGTCATTTGTGTCACGTAGTCAACATACATTTTCTCGTACTCAGGGTTGCCCGCAAAGATAGGAAACTCCATCATGCGACAATCATCTCGACAGATATACACCACATCAGCTCGGTCAATAATCTCATCCTTGGTGTAGTGGTACGCCTGTAGTGCATGAATCGCTAGTGGCTTCTTAGTAATCTCCAGCGCGTTCATCATAAATGACGATACTGACTTAATCTCTAGTGCCTTTGGTTCAAGTCCATCAGGGTATGATTTTCGTAGATGCTCAATCACATTCTTCATCATTTGCTCGGTCTTTGGTGGTAGGTACAGTCCAGCAATATCTTCAGCTGCTTTATCGTAGTCGGGTGTACCTCCAGCATAGAAGTCCATCTTGCCACTCACTTCCAGCAATCCGGGGTAGCCTACTTTGATACGCCGTTGGTCTTCAATCAGTAGCCCGCTTCGCCGTAGAATCATCATCACTAGCCACTCCCACAAGTTACCGGCCTCAAACTTACGGAATGAACGTGCGTTTGGTGGGTTGGTCTGCTTCGTGCCTTGCATCTTCAGGTACACATCGGTGTACAGCTTCCCTAGCTCACTCGCCCACATATAGTCACGCGCTTCGTACTCACGGTCATCTGGCTTCTCGATAGAGTCGTTCCAAATCTTGGAAAATGACCATCCAGTGTCTGCTTCAACTACATCTGGTTGGTGTTCTGGCAATGGTACTCCTGTTTGTTCTGTCATAATTATTTTTTATCTTCAAGACATTTAATAAATTCGTCTTCTTCTGGGCATTTTCCATTATATTCTTTGCTTGGACATCGTGTATCGCCACATATAGGACAAGGCACAATGTTATTTCCGTCTTCATCGTAGTCGTCAGGGTTCATAACTGCATCTTTGGTCTCCCACCTCGTGGGAATCTTTTAATTTCGTGTCCGGCTTCTCGCAACTTCTTTACCCATCTAGTAATCGTATTGCGTGCTACACCATACTCATCAGCTATTTCTTGGTCGGTTTTACCCTCATTTCTCATAGCTGGAATCTGCTTCACTTGTTCCTCGTTTAGTTGTTTCATAATCTTATAGAATAGTTCGTGGTGACGCATCAATCGAATCTACATGCCAAGTCGGGTATTCTCTGGCTAGAAAATCCAGCGCACTGGCAATATCTTCTGCTTTCACAATCCCTAGCTTGGTTTCATATCCAATCTTCAGGCTCACGTTAAATAATTTATCTGGCTTCATGTTGTTGGTTGGTTTATTTTTATAATGACTCCGTAACAATGATAACATATCTCTGAACATATATCAATGCTATTTACTCACACGTTGTATCGCGGTTGCAATACAGTGGGTTGCGTAGTCTTGAAACTCGCGCGTTCGGTCTGTCGCTCCACTTTTAATGTGAATGTACTCCTCAATTATGGTCTTCATCAGCTCGTGTTCGCCCATATTGAATAGGTTCTGGTTCAGCACAATACCTCCCTTATCTACAGTTCCTAGTATGTTTGACTTCATTTTGGCTACATATAAATTTATGTTGCCAACATCAGGGAATACTTTCACCATCTTAGTAATCACTGAATCAATTGCTTGTCGTTCAACTTCACTTATTTCAATCTTCTGCATAATCTTCTCCTTACCGTTGCTGAAGCCGCGAATAATCAAGCTGTCACCATAGAATTTGTTCAGTGCCTTACACAATCCTGAAGGCAAAATCAAATGTGCTTCACTCATGTCATCGACATAGAATCCAGTAGCTTCGCGGGGGATAATCACCATGCCCCGCAGTGCGTTTAGCCAGCTATCGCAGAATCCTGCTCCATCCGACCAATCGTAGTCCAGCTCATCACGTTCATAGCAAGCTGTGTTCACTAGTCGCCGTATCACTTCCAGTGGTGCATACCGCCTCAAAGCCAATCCAAGGTGCTGTGGCAAGTTGTATGAAGACTTAATTGTTCGGGTTTCATTAATATTAATGTCGTGCAAATCGTAGTCGAATAGCATATTTTCCATGCTTCCAACTGCGAATCCTCGCCGGTAGATAATCCCTTTCTTTTTACTGTAGCGGGTGAATACTTTATCCAGCGCAAACTCGTACTTCACTTCTCTACTGAAACAAAAGTATTTAGGTAGGTTATCGAATACGTCTTTCAATTCAGCACTAAACTCGACAAAAATCCTAGTCTCGCCCGCCTTGCCTTCAGCTTTATCCTTCACTCCAATCGTGTCTCTACCCTCATCTTTCATGTTGGCGTACAGTTCGCGCACTGCATACCATAGCTCCCAATCCTTCCCCATTCTGGTGGTCACACTTGTGGGTGTACCGTTCACAGTCATCACCTCGAAGGTCTCGTTCCTCATTTTGGTTTTACGCTTGCCAATTTTAATTTCCTTTTTACCGCTGAATACTTTCACTGCCACATCCTCGCGTAGCAGTACCGCTATCGCATACTTCAGGCCAGTACCCCAGAATCCAATTTTGCTTGCATCAGTTTCTTTAGTACTCGCTCCAAGTAATCGAAGTGCGTTCACATCAATCTCACCTTCATTAGTAAACTCAAGATATAATTCTTTCTCCATAAATATGTTTGTTTATTATCTGCGCTACGTCTTCCTCGTTAATAATCTTTCCTAGACTCGTCGCTCCTCCATTGCGGTGGGCAACTAGCGTCCCTGTCGTGTGATACCAGTCAAAATGGCCTTCGTACTCGTCGGGGAACAGCTGTAGGTGGTACTCGTTCACTTCTTTGCTTCGTATTCCGTACGCCTCCAGTAGGAACTTCGTTACTTTTGGCGCGTCGATTACGTTTCTTTTCTTTTTGCTCATAATTCTTCACTCCAACAAGTTGATTGGTCTACTCCACGGCGAGTCATTTCTTCATCAGCTCGTTTCTTAATATCCTCGATAGTGTCACCTGTGACAATAATTTCATCTTCAACCCCCTGTATTGTGTAATGTATTTTGAATTTCATATTTCGCTGCGAAAATTACTTGTTCATCGGCAATCTCAGCTCGCGCATTATTAATTGCTTGCATTAGTACGGTGTATTCTTCGGTGTTTAAGTTCATATTAATCTATGCTTATGATGATAAATAGTAGTAGGTACACTAGCCATAGTGGTGGAAAAATTATCGCCAGCCACACAAGTATTCCTATAATCAGTATTAATTTCATAGTGATTGTTTGATTGTGATTTTTAATGTGTCCATTCGGTTGGCGCGTCAATAGATATGTTGGTTTCGTATACTCGATACTCATAGTAACGGGTAAAGTCAGCCATGTGTGCGCTTGATTTTGTTTCAGCTAGGTACTTTTTACCGTCATGTTCAGAAATTCTGAAACGTCTTTCAAATTGAAACCCGCCTTTTACTCCACTGTCATTACCCACTTTGGCATACGTTTCGCCAGTCTCAGCAAGTTCGCATAACTTTATTGCCATCAATACATAAATGTACTTCTCTCCTTTTAATGTTTTTGTCATAGTTATTTTATTACTTTAATGTTTAAGTGGCCTCTGTTCTTTAATCGCTTGATAGTTTCCGCCAGCTTCTCAGCTCGGACGGTTGCATAATGCTCCTGCCTGTCCGGTGTTATAGAATAAACGGTGTTCATTTTCATGCTAGGTTGAATTTAGTTCGCGCGCCCATTGGTACACAGTTCATAATCTCGGCCTTCTTTTTAGCTAGATGGTCAGTCAATCGCTTTTTGTATAGGTATTTAGCAGAATCCATTGCTTCCTTGTACACGTAGGTTTTTTCCATCGGGTACTCAGTCTCGACAAATCCCCAACATGAATCCAGTACATCGCCTTCTTCATCCTCGACACTGTAGCCGTAGATACTGCCTTCACAAATTGCTGCTAGGTATGCCACATGCTCGGTCATATGCTCATCAATCCATTGCACTTGCTTCTTACTCATAGCCTTGCCCCACATTTTGCGCGCCTCGGCCTTGCTTATGTAGATGAATCCAGCTTCCCCGCTATCCCATTGGCATGAAAATCCGCTGGTTCGCATAGTAATCCCGCCGTGTTCATACACATAAATCGGCATCATTATCAGCTCGGCATCCATCCATTTTTGTACTAGCTCCTCGGCTCGCTCCATTGTAATCATGTCATCATAGCCGTGGTCATAATCCTCAAGGTAGTGACTCTCAGCTAGTGACTTGTATTTTTCTGCAATCTCATTGTGGTACTGCTCCAGTACGTGCGCCGTAAACTCATCGCCTCTGCCTTCAGTTTCAAACAAATTGTAGCCGTTCCACTTGCCGTAGGTATGAAACGGTTCGGGGTTGGTAAAGTCCTCACTAAAATCTCGCCCGCCGTCATAGTCGGGGTGAATTTTTACAGTCAGTCCCTTGTATTGTGTTGTTTCAATAGTTTCCATATTATCGTATAGTTAATTTATCAAGTGCTTCCCGCGTTCCTTTGAATAGTGGCATCTCCTCGGCCTCATGTTCTGGTACTCCTGCCCACTCCAGTAGCAATACATCGCCCGCTTCAATATGCTCGGCTAGTTCCTGTAGCTCGGCAATCTCGCCATAGCTCATGCGCTCGGCCTCAATTTCGCCGCGAAAATATTCTAGTTTCGCCTGTATTTTCTCCCAACAGTTATCGCATGTATCGTTGTTAAATCGTTGCATACTACTCGCTTCACATTCTTCAAACTTACAGTATTTAGCCATAATTTTTAGTGGTATACAGCCTCCTCATAGGCTTTTAGTGCATCTGTTAATTGCTCCAGTTCATCCTCAGTCATTACGATTAGAATATCGCCATTGGCTACAATTTCGCCCGCTATACTCTCATCATCCAGTACTTTCATCATTATATCTACGTGTGCGGGTGCAAAGTCGCCTCCGCTGGTTAGTGTTACAATCATATTTTTTAGTCGTTAAAATTATCAATTTCTTCCTGCTTTGCATCAATTTCATCGTTCACCTCAGATAGTAGCGAATCGTTAAAATCTGTATGCTCGCATCGGTAGGCCGTGGGGTCTACCTCCTCCAGTACTCGCGCGGGTTGGTACGTCATGCCTAGAATCTCAACATCGCCCGCCGTGTCATTTATAAACTCGTTGTATTCCTCCTCGTTCTCGTTGTTCTCCAGCTCATCGGCTCGCGCCTGTAATGCCTCCAGCTCGTTTTTTAGTTCATCCATAGTACTATTTTATATTTTTAAGTAATTGCTCGCCCGCCTCGTAGGTTGTCGCCGTCAATACGGTGCTATGGTCTTTTATTCTCGTTTGTCTATCGAATCGTTCCGCGTCATAGTAGTTCGGGGTAGAATATAGCAATGTCACTGCTACGCCTCCAGCATCCACCATATACACGTAGTACGTGTAGCCGTCTTTTGATCTCATAGGCTCTCATTTTTAGCCTCCTCGCGCTCGTTCCAGCTCTTGGCAATGTCGGGTTGGCTCAAGCACTCGCACGCGATAAACTCGCCCATAGTGTCGCGTATTTCCTCGCAATGCTCCAGCGCCTCGGCCTCGCTCCAAAACATTAGCCCATCGCCTGTTGTATATAGTTCAATCATATCTATAATTTTTTAGCTAGTAATATCGCCGTTACATGGTCACTAAATACTTTTATAGTGCTATGTCCTGTGTTTAAGTCCTTGACTGTAATTTTATTGCTCCATGGCTCTACAATAATAGAAAAGCCGTTTTTTATAGTTTTGTAGCCTTCCATATAATTAGTTTAATTCCGCGAATTTATAAATGCCCTCGTTTAATTTTTTAGTAGTCTCGGCCTTGGTTTCGCCTAGAAAAATATTGCGGTATTTTCCTGTAGTCGTTGAATAGTCCCATTTGTTGCGGTCAATTAGAATCTGCCCGCCTCCAAATGGTACAAATGCGATCACAGTCGCATAGCTTTGAAAATAGCGCCCCTCGGGTGTATAAATCACAAATTGGTTCACAACAGCACGCCCGCTATTATTTTGGATATTTTCTACTTTTGTCTTTTGCATATAGTTTATATTTTTATTTTTAATTAGTGCCGTGGCACGTTGCAAGGCTTGAAAGTTCCAGCCCTGCCACTTGCTACGCCTCTACCTCTACCAGTTCCACCTGTTCAATGTTGAAAAGTACAAAATGGAGCCGTGCATATCCTGAGTCGGTCTTTTTCTTTTTGTCTACTGTTACGAATGTTCGCGCGTGTGTCCCCTTGCTACCTCTTTTTACTTTATAGCCCGCTTGCTTCCACTGTAAGAATGTAGCCCACTCGGGTGACTTGAAGCCCGCCATGCGTAAAAAAATTACGTTGTACCCTTGGTATTCTAGTCCTGTAGTTTTGTTATATGGTGTAATCGTTGACATATTTTAATATTTTTATTTTTATATTGTGTCTTCTTCTCTACTTCCTCTATAGTATCATAGCCATAATAATAATGCAACACTTATACACACTATATAACATTGCTATACAACAATGCTACGCTGTCAAGCTGCTTATATTTCGCCGCGAAAATCGGTCAAAATACTTTTTAATATATACCCGAATATACCCGAATCGCGCGCGCTAAATACCGAAAATATACCCGTTGCGCCTATCGCCTATAATAGATATAAATAGCCTTATAAATAACTGTATTAATCGGGGAGGCCCGCGCTCTGAACATACATAAAAGAATATATAACCCTAGTGTATAGAATAGCCGTTGATAGTTTCGCCCCGCAAAATAAAGCTATAGCCCCAGCCCGCGCGCTAGATACATCTATAAACAATTTTCTTTATATACTCATTAATACAAGTGTAGAAACATAATCATTGTAGCTTTGTTTGTCCCTGGTGGTTACGAGTACCCGCTTTATACCGTAATAGTACCAATGTAGCGCCCAAAACAAGGCTATTTTGTCCCTTGTCGCCCTTGTTTGCCTTGCTTTTATTGCTTTACTGGAGGCATTAATGCAGCTAGTAGCCTATAGTTTACCGTTTAGGGGTGGCAGTAGTAGGTACACACAAAAATATATATATAAATACCCACACACAAACGCAAATTGTAACGAAAATTGTAAAAAACCCTTACAAACCAACACCATCGTTGGGGTTTTCTTGGCTTTCCTTCGCTTAACCACCCGGTGCTATATGACCAAAATGAAAAACTGTATAGCAGAGCGCACCTAGAAAACTTTCCCCTACGGTAGAAAAAAACTTTATATGGCTTAAAATAAGGGTATCTTGGAATCACTGTTTCCCTGTATCTATAGGTAGAAAGGTAGCGCCAGAAGCTGTTCGCTCGCGAAAGGTGGTATACATCTCATAATATCGACTAACCATCGAGCGTTGTATTCACTGCTTCTCCTAGTTGGCTTCACGCGAAGATGTGCGGAAACTAGGTATCGCTTTTTCTTACTTAGATTCGGGCTTAGTTAAAAAAACAGTGCGGGATTTCCGTAGGTAGAGTTTAACTTATGGTAGAATTGGGGTATGATAAAAGAGATTGAAGACTTGAAACATATTGGGGATTGGGTTGATGGGAAGTTGGTCTGTCGGCCTGACTGTCCTAGTTCTGCCCATAAAAAAGATGTGCCGGATTTCGACCTGCCGGATGTGTCGGGTGAGAGTGCGCCAGCGAAACCTCGGGTGCATCGTGGGCCGGGTGATAATACTTGTGTAAGTTGCGAAGGGTAGTATGGAACACTCTGTTTGGACTATCTACAACAGTTTGCATCAGCCGAGCGATTGGCGGTTCTTTCGGACGCGCAAAGAGTGTCAGGCAGAGATTAATCGAATCTTCAAAGGGTTTCCGAGTATCATAAAGCTCGGCGATATTAGGCCGGTGAAGGTGGAAATAAAATTTGATGTATGATTAAGTCACCCTACGAGGAGAGCTTCAATGATTTGCGGGTAATCGCTTTGATGGAGACCGAGCCGATGTCTAATTCGTATGCTCAGATTATGCTCACCAAGGAGCAGAAGCTACAGATGCTGAATTTGCTAGAGAGCTTTTTTGTTCACCCAGAGGGAGGGGGGTTTATTGTTCCAGCGCTAGAAGTGCCGATTTTCATAGAGGATGTGAAGGATGATTATACGCAAGCAGAAATAGATGCGGTATAATTAATTCGGACGTTCAACCACAGGAGGAGACCATGGATGACCAACCGTTCTTACCACTTGATGAAAGGTTTCGTAACGCCGAGCAATATGCACTGGACTTGGAAGTACCGAAACCACAACCGCACTCGCCGGACTACGTGATGACCGGAGGATGCCCACACCACAGCATCTTCGTTTACGGCTGTCCGTATTGCAACCCACGATGAGATGCGCTCGCTGTCATGCGGTGATATCCGCCGGTGGTGAGTACACGCACAAGGGATTGCATTTCCACACCATCGAGTGTCTCATCGAGTACTTTTTACATCGAAAGGGGGTGACTAAATCTTGACTGCTAGGAATAGACTAGCTAGGGAGGGGACAAATTGTACCCCTCCTTTTCTATACCCACCTATGTATATACATGTATAGCGAGATATGATATAATGGACGGAGTGGGAGAGACATTTCTTAATTCGTTTGACTCCTCCCACTGGCTCTACGTTGTGGCTTATCCTTCGGGGTAGGCCGGGAGTCGTAGCCTGGACATACCCTGTTGCTAGCAAAGGGCAAAGGTGGTGATACTAGCTCAAGAACCACAAACAAAGCGCTGCGCCCCCCGGTCTGTCTCGAACAGATATTAATAATAATAAAGTAAAGTATGACACCACCATTTGAACTACCAGAGTACCGTTCTCACAAGACAGTACGAGCAGCGAAGATTAAAGATATCGGTGAGCTAAATCCCGGGAATATGACTCGGAATCTAGCGCTCGAGGTAAACGGCAAGACCGAAGTGATGAACGTGCCGGAAGATATTATCAAGAAGCATGACCCAGTTGCAGGGTGGTACATCGTTCTCTACAAGGATGGGTACGCCTCGTTCTCACCAGCCGAAGCATTTGAAGAAGGTTATACAGTAATAAAATAAATATGGAATTAGTATCAGTATTGATTGGAGCAGTTGTCGGAATATTTGGGTTTCTAGGATTCATCTTAATTGCACTTTGGGGTGACAACCGAGAAATGACGAAGCGAAGGAAGATTGAGCTAAGTATGACGGAAGCAAAACTGGAGATTGAGAAACGATTAGAAAAGCGTGAGAAAGAGCTAAGTATTATAAAAGGAGAATCAGCTTTGGCGCGAGATGTTCGGATGAATCCAAGTAAGTTTGGAATCGGAGTAGGAGCGATTGGAGTAGGTCAAGATGGAGGAGAGAAGGCAGTCAACCCAGCAATGTTCTCTAGCCACAAGCCAAGCTGCCCGAACCACCCGATGAATCGAAACCGAGTAGGGGGGAAGAATGTACCTCGTCAGATGGGAGTTGAAGTTCACATGATTGAAGTACCAGAATTTTTAATCGACTCATTAATTGAAATGCAAAATGAATCTAGCACAACAAATCCGCGAACAAATGTTCGGAAAAAAGGCGGAACAAAGAGTACAACCAATGCGCGGTCTAAAGCTGCGAAAAAAGGAAGTCGAAGCAAGAGCTAAGGCATCGATTGAGTCAGGCGGTGGCACATTCTTACGAATTAATTGGAAGAAGACTAGCGTACATTTCCTCACACCGGGAGGTGCGAAGCGGGTCGAGTCTCTCTCCTTCAGATTCCGTTAGTATGAAAAGAGAAGTCCAAAAAAACATCCGCTGGCATCAGCATGAGATTGATGAAGTCGAGAAGGCACTAGAGCCTCACCAAGATTTCAGTGACTTCGTGCGAAACGCTGCGGTGGAAAAAGCCATCGAAGATAACAAAGAATAATATGCTCGAATTTCAACAGAACCTAACAACAGATGAAGTCATCACCAAAATGTCTGCTCCTGATATGCAGAAAAAGACAGTGACGTATGTGATGGAGCTGATTGCTACCAAGCTGGCTGATGAATGGATTCGGCAGCATGGTGACTCAACCCTCAAAGCAGTGGGTGTAGAAGAATTGAAGGCGGAGCTGTCTGAACGAATCAACAAAAGATTATTAGAGATGTCTGAACCAACAAAAAATGAAACAAGCTAAGCGATGGCCGGTAAAGTAGGGGGCTACTACGTTGAGATAGCTAGTTTCCCTCACTTTGGGGAACATGCGGTCTACACCGGGAAGAAAAGAGTCAATGATGAAGGAAAAATAGAGGTAAAATTCATCATGCTTGACTGCTGCCATGGAGATACTGAAGTCTGGCTCAAGCGCTCAGACCTCCCGGTTAAAGAGGTATTACCGTTCTGATATGAGTCTACAAACTGTAAAAAATAAACTAAAACGCCACGGCGGTCACTGCTGTCACCCTAAGTGTTCAGCCACACTCAATCTGACTGTTGACCACATCATTCCAAAGGCACTGCTGAACATGCTTGGTCTACCAGATGCTCACAAGTTTGATGATGATAACTTACAAATCTTGTGTGAGAAGCACAATGTCGAAAAAGGAAACGTACTTGACTACACAAACGCCAAGACACTGCCTCTTTTGCAGAAGTACGTCAACATTTGGATTGAGAAGCACTCTGACCACTTTATTGACCCGGCTAAGCGAGTCAGGAAGCTCGGAGTGAAGTGTCGCTGCAATGAAGAAGTAGTCCCGGTTGAAGTAGATGTGACTAAGTGGAAGAATCCACCTCAGTTTTCACTAAATCAATTTGACGATGATAAGTAGTAATGTGGTACTATTTAGCTATGAGTAAAAAAGGTCTAAAAAATAAACATAAAGATTTGGTAGGGAAAAGATTCAGAAAAACTGACTTTGCTCAGTGGGATGAATTGAAATTTATGAATTGGTTCTCCTTAGTCCATTTCTTTACTGTTGAAGGGAAGTTCAGTGTCACAGATGTGTCAATTCGAGCTTTCCAAGGCCGAGCTAAAGAAAATCCACGATGGGAAGAATGGATGTGGCGATACGAAGTTGCTGGAGATGATTATGCAACACGTTCTTTTATGAACAGATTGATTTCAACTACAGCTACCATCGGACAATACCTCCAAGAAAATCCACACGCTATTACTCACGAGATGAAGGGCGTGATGGAGGCAAATGAAATGCTCAGAAAATACACTGAGCCTTTTGCCGTTAAAGAGACTGAGAGTGGAGCTGAGATTGTGAGTACGAATATGGATGGGGGCAGGTACGCGCTACCTGAAGTTCAATATCACAAGGCTTTGCTCAAAATGGCAGCGATGGCAAACGATTTGATGACTGGAATTACCAAAGATGACATCAAAAAGATGTCTCCGGGCGAACGAATCAAGCTCGCGAACGCTTTGACCACAACAATGAGTAAATTACAAGGCGGTCATCGACCAAATATCCAAGTTTTCAAGCAATTGGTCTTAAATCAAGCCGGGCGAGAAGATTTGGAAGCAGCGATGGTCGAAATGGCTGGAAAAACTTAATATGAGACACGCTTTAATCCAAGAGTACTACAATTCAGACGAGTATCTGACGAAATTGCGGGCGCGAATGAAGAATTTTCAGGAAATGCACGAAAATGAGATGGTTCGGGCTGAAAGGTTGCTCGACATCTATGCAAATGACCCGGTGAAGTTCATTGAGGACTTCTGTTTCTTGAAATTGACTGAATATGATGCTCAACCGAAGCCGTTCTTCATGTTTCCGTACCAAATCAACATTGTGAACAAGATTCGGGAGTTCGAGGACTCTCACTTGGACATTGACTGTCTCATCGACAAGCCCCGAGGTATGGGTTTGACTTGGTTAATCACGGCTTACTTCACTTGGAGGTGGCTTTTCTACCCAAACTACTCTGATTTCGTGCTTTCACGTACTGAGGCTGAAGTAGATGACGGAACAGCCAATCCTGATGGTTGTATCTTCGGTAAAATCCGTTGGCAGCTGAATATGTTGCCTTCTTGGATAAAACCGGAGTCATTCAAGCCAAAAGGGTCGAAGGGAACGGCCACAGACTCGATGCTAAAGCTCTTGAACCCGGATATTGGTACATCCATCATCGGAAGCTCTACAAACTCCAATGCGGGGCGTTCTAGGCGGTATTCGACTACATTTCTTGATGAGTGCTTCTACATTGAACACTTTCAGGAGGTAAACCGCGCTTTGACCTCAGTATCACGTATGAAAATCTACGTTTCGACCACTGTGGAGTCAAAAGTAGCCCTAGACTTCAAGAATCGATGCGAAAAAGAGGGTACATATCTGCCTCTAACATGGCGTGACCACCCTTGGAAAGACCAACAATGGTACGAAGATTTGCAGCAAAAAGCGATTGATTTGGATGACCCTGACCTCATGCGTGAGGCTCAAATCGACTATTCTGTGTCTCCGAAGTCTCAGTACTACCCGAATGTGACAGAAGCGGAGGTAGTGCCACTGGAGTATGTGCCGAATCGACCTCTCTACATCAGTCTCGACATGGGAGGTCGTCAGGACAAGACAGTGATTGGATATTGGCAGTTCAATGGTAGAACCTTCGACTTGATTGAAGCGTATGAGAACACCAACAAGCCTTCAGTCTGGTATGTGCCGTATTTGACCCCAAATGCTTCAATGGCAGACATTAATAACGAATTGGCTCGGTTATCAAACACCAACAAGACAGATGGCTTCTACAACCAACCACAGCTCGATTTCATTGAGAAAGTGAATGGTTGGCACAAGCCAATAGCCCACTTTGGAGAACTCGACCATACCATCAAGCGCCGACCAACCAATCAGTCAGATGCTGATACATTCCGGCCTTATGGAATCAACTTGCGCTACAACCAGTACGCCATCAACCACGAACCAAGACATCATGCGACTACAATGATGCTCCCCCGGATGCGATTCAATAGCGAATCACCGGGAGTGATGCGAGTGTATGATGCTGTATCTAATGCCAAGTATGCAGCGAAGCCCGGAGCAACGAGTGAGAACCTCAAGCCAGTTCACGGTACTGACGGAACAGCTGACCGCCGTGTGATGGTTGAGAACTTCTCGGTGAATGTCGGGAGATTATTAAAGAGCCAGCGGAAGAATATAACAGATGCCAAAACTCGTTCATTTTCTTCTGCTATAATTAAGAGCCTAAAAGTATAATAATAAATATGAGAAAAACAAAAGCAATTTACGGAGAAGAAGCACGAGAGGCACTGATGAGGGGAGTTGAACAAGTATTCCGAGCCGTAGCTCCAACGATGGGAGCGAAAGGACGAAACGCTATTTATAAAAAGTACGGTATGCCAATCGTAACCAACGATGGTGTATCTATCGCCCGCGAAATCATTCCTGAAGACCCATACGAGTATTTGGGAGCTGAATCAGTCAAACAAGCAGCTGAGGAGACTAACTTCATGGCTGGTGACGGTACTACTTCAACGATTGTGTTTGCCCATCACCTGATTGAAGCAGGGGCTGAGCTAGTAAGAAATGGTTACAATCCAATGGTTTTGCGCCGCGAAATGGAGGTTGGTACAAAGAAGATTCTCGAAGCATTAAAGGCTTTGTCTATCCCGGTTGAGAATCTCGAGCAAGTAGCTCAAGTCTCTGTAGAAAACGATGAGATTGCCAAGATGGTTTCAGAGCTGGTAGACAAGGTAGGAGTTGATGGAGCAATCGATGTCTTTGAAGCACCGGGAGGAAATGTCCGAGCAGAAAGCGTTGATGGCTACACCTTCAATTCTGGCTGGACTTCTCCATACATGATTAACACCAATAAGGGTGAAGCGGTACTCAACAACCCAGCAATCATCGTCACTGACCGTTCTATGAACCTCAATGCTGACTTTGTGCAGTGTCTCCAGTCTCTCAAGAGTGGTGGCTACAGTTCAGTGCTAGTAATCGCTACTGAAGTTGAAGGCGAGCTACTACAGACACTTCTAGCCAACAAGGAGAAGAACGTGATTCACACTGTAGTAGTGAAGCGACCAGAAAGTATCGAGGAACTAGAAGACATTGCTGCTGTTACTGGTGCGATTGCAGTTACAACTGGAAAGGACATCAAAGACATTACGATTGACCAATCTGGTATCGCTGAAAAAGTTATCGTAAGCGACAAGAAAACTGTCATTATTGGAAAGGAAGATTTCAAAGACAAAGTAGCTGAACGAGTTGAAGAAGTCCGTAATGCTATCAAAGCCGAAGACGGTGAGAAGTATGGGCCAGTTAAAGGACTCGAGCTTCGACTATCTCGACTAGCTGGTGGAATTGCACGTATCAAAGTTGGTGCGAGTACTGAAGCTGAGCAGTCATATCTGAAAATGAAAATTGATGATGCTGTTGGAGCTTGTCGAGCTGCTCTGCAAGAAGGAATCGTACCGGGAGGTGGAACGACTCTACGTGACCTAGCCAAAGTGCTAGATGACAAGATTGCCGGTGAAGCAGTTATCGCCGATGCTCTTGGTCAACCATATCTACAGATTCTAGCGAACGCTGGCCTCATCCTTCAAGACGGTGACGGAGTTGGAAACTTCAACGTACTGACTGGAAAGAATGTAGAAGACATGATGGCTGAAGGAATTGTAGACCCAACAAAAGTAACTCGATGTGTAATCGAGAACGGTGTTTCCACTGCTAAGACATTGCTTACTACGGAGACAGCTATAGCTGACATTGAGTCTTCACCTGCTCAAGCATTTGCGGATTCTCTGAGAGTGCAGCGTTAGCCTTCTCCTTACCGATACCGAGCTTAGTCTCGCCAAACATATAGGTGTTACCCTCTCGCAGGATAACGCCTTTTTTGGTGGCTACTTCAACCATGTTCAGTTCTGAGTGAAAGCCATCAGAAAACATAAACCTCATCTCCCCTTCGTGGTTGTTCATGCCTACCTTGTTTTTCTTCATCTGAAACTTGATTTGCTGACCAAGAATCTCATCACCCTTCTTGAGCTTACCCATGTTACTGAGTCTGATGCTCACTGAGATGTAGAAGCTCAAAGACATACCTCCCGGTTTTGTGTATGGGTCGAATGTACCACCCATGATGTTCTTCCGTAGCTGGTTGATGAAAATAAGCACCGTATTATTCTTCGATACTAGTGGTACGAGTCGGCGTAATCCTGAAGCAACTAGTCGCGCTTGGCCACCCATAGTAGGCTTGTTCACTTCTGCCTCTAGTTCCGGCACTGGAATGAGTGAAGGGATTGAGTCAACCACAATGAAGTCAACTAGTTTATCTCGGAGCATTTGCTCGATAGTATCAAACACTTCTTCACCAGAGTCTGGCTTCAGCACAATTAGGTTGTCAACATCAACTCCCATCGCTGCTGCGTGCTTAAAGTCGAGAGCGAACTCAGCATCAACAAACATACATACCTTCCCTTCTCTTTGAGCTTGAGCGATACCATAGAGGCACAAACTTGTCTTAGTCGAACTAGCGAGTCCGAAGATTTCAGTGATTCTTCCCTTTGGATAGCCCCCACAGCCGATTGCATAATCTAGTAATTCAACTCCTGTTGACTGGCCTTCGACTTTAATTTTGTTGCTTCCCACTACCGCAATATCCTTCTTTGCGTGCTTGTTGATTGCATCGAACGCCGCTTTTACTTTTTTATCCATTTTATTTTTATTATTATCGTTAAACTGTATACAGTATAGCATCCTTGCCCGCGAAAACTGTGGTACTATAATTCCAATGCGTAAAAATATTGTAGTTTTTCTCGAAAAGGTCTGTGGAGAGCTTGGTCTCTCAGCTAACTATATGCTCGGCAAAGATGTCTATGTCATTCACAAGCGTGGTTACGCAATACAGAATTTTAATACTACACAGTTCTACCAAATCCCGAAGCCGAAACGGAGACAGCTTCTGAGAGGAATCCTGAAGCGCGGTCTGACTCACAATATGGGAGAAAGAAATGTAAAAGACAATCTAAAAGTTAAAAGCCAGCTAGGTAAGCGCATTGTATGAGACCAGAAACAAAATCAGGTAAATATAAAATCGAGGACTTCTATCGCCCTAGTGATTTAGCGCTGGAACATATTGGTGGTGAATACCAAGACTTTTATAAATACAAAAATGACCGTCAATCAGCATACCGGCAAATTCAACACAAAACTCTTGATGATTTTTGGACTGAATCTCGGATGCTTTTTTGGAACTCTACTGTCACTAAGTCTGAAGACCTAGAAGCGCTCGGACTCGACTTCTCACTACCTTTCGTTCGGAAGGAGGTTCTTGATTTTACTGGCCGAATCGTTTCACTCGGTATCTCACCTCAGCTATCTGGCGATGAGATGAATATGTATTCCACTCAAGTACTCCAAGCGATGTACAAAAAGTGGCGGCTGAAGTCAAAAGACAAAGTGGAAAAGTTTTGGCAGATTCTATACGCCACAATGAACGGTACTATCTGTAACTACGTTGGGTATGACATGGATGAGCGAGACCTGCGCTACCTTACTGAGTCTGACCGCGCCAACAACAACTTCACCATCAAGGACAAGAAAACCAAAATGTGGAATGATGCCTTCACAGAGATTGTCCCATTGGAGGAAATATACCTGAAGAAAATCTGGGAACGAAACATTCAGAAGCAGGGCAAGACTATCCGAATGAAGGAGATGCACATTGATGACTTCCGTTCAGAGTTTCCTGAAGCGAAATACAAGAACGCTGAGTTCGTTGTGCCGGGTAATCAAATTGATGAAGACTCACTATTCCACAAGCTGCTTGGTGGTACTCAGTTGCTACAGTCAGACAAGATTCAAGTGATGACCTCAATCGATACTGACAAGGATGAGAAGAAGGTTATGGCTAACGGTATCTGGCTTGATGAGCTAGGCAAAGGTGTTGCTCGACCAAATCCATTTACTCACAAAGGTCAGCCATACACTTGGACTGTTCACGAAGCTATCGATGATAAATTTGCATACGGAATGTCGATGCCATTCTTGCTGAAGGACACAACCAAGATTCTCAACACTTCATACACAATGCTTGTAGAGCGAGAGCTACGTTCTATCGACCCACCAATCATCACCTCAGACTTTGAAGCACCTGACCTCATCTTTGGTCAGCAACGAGTTGTGCCGGTAAACGATGTGACCGCCTACAAGGAGTTCCAAATCAACGATGCTTCTGGTGCATACTTCACTATGATGAACTCACTCCAAGGAATGATGTCATCATTTGCTCAAGGTGGTTCTTCAAACATCGTGCCTTCTATCCAGCCAAAGTCTGCGAAGGAAATCAACGAACTCGAGAAGATGAAGCAGCAAGCTCTTGGAAACACATTGCTGATGTACTACGACCTATTGCATCAGGAGATTTTCTTGCTACTCAAGACCATGCTTCAGTTCTACGAAACTGGAAAGTACAGCGCCAACGGAAATGTTGTACGTAACTTTAGTATCTCTAATGCTCCCCTCTCTCGTGGTGGCGTTGGTACGCTTGAGGTCAAGTTCGTGAAGAATGTGAGCAAGGACATCGACCTTTACTTTGAAGCAGTTCAGAAGGGAATCGAAAATGGTAAGACTACTGAGATTATCGAAATGCCAATGGAGGTGATTCAGAATCTTGAAGTCTTCATCGATGAAATTAAACTCGAGCCTGAGAAGTCAGACGAAATGGAACGAGCATCATTCAACGAAGGAGTGCTGCAACCAATGCTCGATGTATTCATCCCAGCTGGTGTCGCTGACATCAATAAGACCTACCTACGATTCCTTGAGAAGCATGGTGAACACCCTTCTAGCTTTACTTCTGACCAGAACATCGGTCAGTTGATGGGCGGTCAACCAAACCAGCAGCAACAGCAACAAATGGCTATGCAACAGCAAGCTATGGGCGGTGGCCAAGGTACTGGCCGTCAGAACTCTCCTGCACAGCAAGGGAATTTGAATCAAAGTGCTACCGGCATGAAGTTCGGTTCTCAAGCAAACAAGGGGCTTGAACAATAATAATAAAAACTATGTTAGATAAAATACTGAGAAGGCTTTACATCCTTTTCGCTGCGAAATTTGACCAGATAATGGTTGATGAGTACACCAAAGACATCCCAGACGGAGTGAAAGATGATGGCTTTTCTGTTATGGCCACCCAGAAGCACAAGCTCACTCGGTTGACTGATTACTTGGCCTACAGCCTTCATAAGAAGATGGCCAGTGACCCAAAAAACTCACAGCGATACCAAGGGATGTTTATTCAGCTCAAGGTACTCAGTTCAATGATTGCCGGAAGACCAGAGCCACGACAGGATGCACCAGACCCTTTGAAGAAGGAAAAGCCGAACAAATTCAAAGACCATTTTGATGCTGCAACGAGCTTTGCTAGTGAAGTAATCAAGAATCGAAAAGGCTAGTTATCAACCAATACTTTTCGCAACCGACAAACGTGTGGTACTATTTGGGTAATAGCGTTGTCGGCTATGTAAATTGTTTTATTAACGGACATCGAAGTAAGGGCGTAACAGGATTGTCGCCAAATCCATATAAACTATGAAACCAGAAGAAATTTTAGAGAAGACTCTTAATGGAGAGTTAGCAGGAGATGCGTTGACAGCAGAAGTAGGTAAGCTATCGGTTGAAGACCAAGCAAATCTAACCAAACTGTCTAACGAGTCAGCAGCGGAATCACTTGGAAAAGCCACAGGCTTACGAAAAGAACGAGACCGAGTACAAACCCAATTGACTGATGCAGAAAAAGCAGCCGAAGATGCAGCTACGAAAGCAGCTGAAGATGCGGCAGCCGAAGCAGCAGCCGAAGCCGGTGATGACAAAGCTAAACCACCAGCAAAAGATGAAACTATGTCTCAGTTCAGAAATGAGCAGAAGGACAAAGCCATCTCTCGCTTCAATGAGCAATTCAAAGATTTATCAGATGACCAGCGGAAGGCTGTAATCGAACATTTCGATAAGATTGACTCAGGTAAAGTTGATGCAGACAACATCTACAATGAGATTGTCGGGGCTTACGCTTTTGTTGACAAAGATAATTTGTTAGCAGCACAAGGCGAAAAGTCTCAGCGTGAAGCAGAAGCAGCAGCGGAAGCAGCAGCAGATGCAGCTCGTTCGGGAGGCGCACCAAACAATGGAGGCGAACCACCGAAATTCTCTCAAGCGGTACAAGACTTAGCTAAGAGAGCGAATATCACTAATGAAGCAGCCGAAAAGGTTTCTACACAAGGTACTCGCCGAGTTCACCAATAGTCTCATCCACATCTCTAAAATGACCTGATTTCATAGTTGAATTATCAGGTTATTTTTGAAACTTATGTTCAAGCCATCAAAGCCAGTTTCAGGACAAGACGTTAAGAAAGCGTTGATTCAGAACTCTCAAACTCTCTCACAAGGAGAAGTCATCATCCCGGGAGTTCAAGTTGACACCTCTGTAGTTCTTACAGGTGGAGGCACAGTCGGTGCGCTTCTTGGAGTCGTTCTTGGAATTGAAGGAAAAGGAGGCAAAGTCCTCGAAAAAGATAGCCATGCAGCAGCAGCAGACAATGCGACTGTTGATATGGTACAGGTCTCATATCTTCCTCTATACATCCCTATGGAGTTCACTGGAGACCTAGACGCAGCAGCAGAAACTACCGACAACTCAGGAGCATTTGGAAACTTCTCAGTAGACTCAACAGGTCTGCTTGTAGATGAAAGTACTGTCTCCGCTTTCTCAGTAGTAGAGAACATGCAATTGTTCTCATTTGGCCTCACAGGTCGAACCGACAGAGAAGTATCTCTGACATTTATCAGCAAAATGCTTGGCTACAACATCGCCTAGTTTTAACTAAATTGATTATATGAACCCAGAAACTCTATATCAAGGCGCAACAGATGTTTTCCTAGCCAAAGTCCGAGCTGACTTTGATGCTATTGAAGACCAAGCGCTGACTTCATTCGAGGCGTACAAAACGTACTCTCTTATGGGGACTGACCCTATGGCGGATTCTCTCTTTACTGACGTTGGTGAAACAACTGAAGACGGAGACCGAGCTGTATGGCGACACATCGGTACAACTGGTGTGGAAGGAAGTGGGAAGCGTAGTGCCGGTGGTACTTACCCACGAGCTACTT